AAAATAAATACGTCAATTGAATAATTACGAATAATTAAATTATTTACCATAAGGCATACAATTTTTGATTTTTCATCAAAATCCTCACTTTTAACCCAATTATTGTAGGATTCCAATAAATAATCAAATAGCTCGGGATTTAAAGACGCGTAAAATCCATAATAAACAACCCAAATCAAACCAAATAATTCTTGATCTAATCCAGAGAAATAGAGCTCAAATGTCCAAAATAATGCTTTATCTAAGTCTTTCTCCAATAAAGCACTAATTAATGATATTTTCACATATCTTGTAACATACAAATAACGCGTGAGCGTAAATTCGCAATCAATATTTATATTCTTTATATATTCACGATTCATATTAAAACAATGTTATATTTATTATATAAATTATTTTAAAGTCCTTATTTTAAAATCAATTTTTCTTTTATTATTTTCTTATTATTTTCTTATTATTTTCTTATTATTTTCTTTTATTATTGTATAATGGGAGAAAATTGGATTTCATTAGTTCAACGAGTATTTAAAGAAAATCGTGCAAAGAATCCAGACTACAAATACAAGCAAGCAATGGTTGATGCCAAGAAAATGTATAAAAAAGCAGGTCCATCTGTAGAAAAAAAATCACCAAAAAAGGGATCAAAAAAACAAATGATGGTGGAAGAGGTTGCTATTGTAGAAGAAGAACCTGCTGTTTTACCAAAAGGTAAAACCAGAAAAAATCGTAGTCGTCATCATAAAAAATCAAGAAAGACTAACAAAACAAGAAAACAATGTAGTCACGGTAAAACATGTAAATGCCCTAAATGCTGTAAATAATTACATCTCTACAAAAGTATTTAATTAAGACGGGTTTTATCCCAAAATTGACCTTTACATTGTAGTAATAAACATGATGTTGATATACATAAATTTATTACAGGCAATTTTCTACTAACAAAATATCTAAAGAAATGTTTAGAATTCATGTAAATATTATTATATAATATTATTGTATTGTAAAAAATAAAATATTACGAAAATATTTTATTTTTTTTGTTTTATTTTTGGCGACACCCATTATTCAAAGACACCCCCTATATAATGCGACACCCAAAAATTGCTGTCTCCTGTAAATATTTTATAGGTAAAAATATTTTATGTCTATACAAAAATGTATATTTTAGTTATGATAATAAAGCATCATTGCTGTATGGAGACAAATAATAATCAATAATAGTCTTTATATTGTTTTCTTGATAAATTCATAAATATCCGTCAATTTCAAGTAAAATGTCGCTTGGTAAAACCACACCCCCGCCATTTTCTCTCCCCAATATATCTTCCAAACTTTGAATTTTGGTAATCCAATCAAAAGGAATACTAACTTGTGTCATAGGTGACCTTTCAGTTTCACTTGAATTTATAACCAATGTATTTGAGTGTTCATAATAATTCAAGAAATTGGCTCTAAAAGTTTTTTCATGATCATGATAGGGCGCTTTTTCTGAAAATAAATATCTTTGTCCCCGAATTAGATTTTTACTTTTTGTATTCATTTTCTTGTTTTTTGCTTTTTGTTTTTTACAACAAAGAGAGAAAACAGAATCAATTTTAAATTACCCCCTTTATACATATTTTGAAACCATTTAAAGGATTTGCGATAATACTATACAGATTCTCTTTACAGTATATAAGATATACTCTATTCTTGGATTCATTTGAAATGAACGCATTTAAGAATTTTTCATCATCGTCCAAAAAAACGCAACAACAAAAAGACCCTTTTATACCAAAACGTGAAACCGTTGTAAAATTTAATCAAGACGAATTTCCTGATTTGGTTGATAATACTACAAAAACTTTGGAAAAAGAATCCAAACAATCGTTGGATTATAAGGGGGCATCACTTATTAATTACGGATATGATGAGGAAGAAGAAAAAAAGAAACCAGGTTGGAGCTATTTAACCGTAGATAAAAATAGAAAAATACAAATTGAAAATTATAAAATCCACCCAAAATATATCAATAAATCAAATAAAGATCCAAATTGGCGTAATATATTAGGACAATTGGTAACCTCTTGGGAAAAATACAAACAGAAATATATAGAATTATATGGAGATGATTGTTACAATCATATGTATGAGATGCCAAGGGATGATTATAAACATTATGATGATGAGGATGAATATAATGATGAAATATTAAGTGGAGACGATCAAGATTATTATTACGAAAATCCCGATGATTATGATAATTATTTGTAAAGAAACAAATTGGTTTGAATATATTATATTTTTTGATAAATCAATATAATACATTACATAAAAATGAATTACGAAGAGGAAGAAAATAATGACTCAAATTTAGACACAAATTGGATAAAAGAGTTTGAAACCACTGATCAAAATTATATACAATTTTATAACGAAGATGTCAATGAAATTAAAGTGACATCGTTGTATATTGATAAGGAAAATAATATAGAAACCATTAAAGAAGAAACACTGTTTTTAAAACAAGACAATATGGTCACCAAAGAAGAATTGATACACGTGATTAAAAAGAATAGTTTTAAAGATAAAAAACGGTATACCATTTTATCTCTCTTAAAATACAATATTGATTTGGAAACAAGTAATGTAAAACATTATTTGAAATCTTTATTATCCCGTGATTTTTTAGAGGTGGTGAAAAACATTGATAATATACCTCTTAAAAAAACAATTTCCATGTTTCAAGATTTGAATACTCTTTTCATACTTTTTTATGAAAAAACAATATCAACATTTGGATCAAATCATCAAACCACCAAAAAAATATATATAAGTAACAATAAAACAAAAAGGAAACAACTTAAAGTGTTTTAATTAATAATTAGTAACTATGTTTAAAATGACGACACCATTATCATCCCCGTCCTCATCACAAATAAAAAGCATTTTCACAAAACAAATCGGAAAAAACGGACATGATGAATATGGTTGGTCGGAATATACCAAAGAAAGAATCGTACAGTTTAATTATCAGTTGGTGCGGACCAGTAAAGAATCAGAAATCATTCATTTAGCAGACATTTTATACAATATTATCAAAGATTTACAGGACAATTTAGAAAACGGTAAATTATTACCCGATGAATTCCAGGAACAGATTGTCATGCTTTATAAATTGGTCGGTTATACCAGAGATATCATAGATGGTAAGGGGGAATACATGTTGGCATATATGCAAATACTGGTATGGTATAGTTTCTATCCAAGGCTTTCCGAGTTTTTACTCAAAACATTTGTCATTATGTCATCGATAAATAATCAACATCCTTATGGATCATGGAAAGATATGAAATATTTTTGTAATTATTGTAAAGAACAAACATGTGATGAAAATCATCCACTAATTCAATACGCGATTGAATTAACCAATCAACAGTTAGCCAAGGATGAAGAAAATGTAAATACAAACGACAAAATAACCCTGGTCGCCAAGTGGATTCCTCGTGAAAAACAACCCAAATTTTCATGGTTGTTTAAAAAAATGGCACATGTGTATTTTAAACAGTATTTGAAGTCAGCAAACAACCCCGAACAAAAAAAACGCGCAAAAAAAAAGTCTGAAATGGAATATCGAAAATTAATATCATCTTTGAATAAACGATTAGATACAACACAAGTAAAACAATGCGAAAACAAGTGGTCACTTATTGATCCGTTAAATATTACCTCACAAACATTATTCAAACAACGAAAGGCATTTTTGAATATGCCAAATGAAAAACTTGGACGATCAGTCGAATCAAACGCAAAAACAATGCGAAAAACTACCAAGGACCGTTTGTATTGTCGTGATAATATGATAAAGTATATTGAATCAGATATTAAAAAAACTCCTCATATTCAAGTGAATGAATATATCAAGTCCGCTATAGAAATGATTGATCTGAATGATGTGACAAAACAAGAAGAATGTAACCTATTAAATGCCATGTGGAAACAAAATGGAAAAAATATATTTCCAATAAGACCCATGGTTGCCATGGTAGACACATCATTATCGATGTTGAAAAACGACGCATTATATTTTGCGCTTGGACTAGGTATAAGAGTTGCCGAAAAAAACGCTTATTTTGGAAAACAAATCATGACCTTTGGAAAAACATCCAGGTGGCATAATTTGGAGCATTGTCATGATTTTGTTGGTACAGTAAAAGCAATTACTACTCTCAATGATGAGGACAACACCAAAAAAACATCTTTATATTTAGATGAATATTCTAATCTGTATGATGGAATAGACAAATTATTAGAAACCATTGTAGAGATAAAAATGCCTGAAAAACAGGTCGCTGAAATGGGTATTATTATCTTTTCCAATATGAAGTTTATAAAACAGCAAAACCCAAATCAAGAATTCATCACTGTGTATGAGGCAATCAAACGCAAATATGAAAAGGCCGGTCAAAAAGCAATCAATAAACCTTATACATTGCCACATATTGTTTTTTGGAATATGGAGTCAACTCATGGATTCCCTTGTTTATCCATACATCCAAATGTAAGTATGATTTCTGGAAATAATCCAAAATTATTAAATTTATTTCAGGATAAAGGCATCACATACTTCTCGGAAACTTATAACCCGAATATAACTCCCTATACCAAATTGAACGAATTATTGAAAAACTCCAGATATAATTGTCTCGAAGAAGAGATCACAAAAATGTTATTTACAGCTTAATTTACAGTGTAATTTTAGTAAAAAGAAGAAATATATCCTAATAATAGAGAACTCAAAATGACAAATAAAGATTTGTCAACATAAACAGATTGATGATTGAATAATTCATTTGCGAAAAATAACGCTTCTAAATAGTACGAACCTGAAACAATAAAAGAATTCTTCACAGAAAGTCTCATGATTCCATAGGTAAAAATCCAGTATGCCAAAAATCTTTCAAAGAATGGATTATCACTGTTGTTTTTAAACATTGACAAATGTATACGGTCTAAATATAAATACGGTATTTTTACTAGTCGCAATATAGACAACGCACATAAAATATCATAGATTCCATTTGCTTTTATGATGATTATAAACATATATGTAATTAAAAATTATTTTTATATCCTTGAAGATTTACATTTGTGTGTCTAATACAAAAATAAAAATTGAAAATTCTTTTTGAATTCACCAACAAGTCAAAAAGAATGATACCAATAGCAACAAGTCGCTTTAATAATGAAACATGGGAAGAAAATTGTAGTTACCGAGCGAAATCAAACGCCTCTAATGGCTGTATCTACGGCTGCCCTCGCAGAATATCACCGAAAATCACAGATGATGCGATCCTTTTCGTCGTGGAAATGAACAACACTACGAATCAAATAGAAGGCATCGGTTTAATCAAAAACACCGTAAGAGCTGATAAATATTACAATATATATAAATGTCACAACTATAATAGATATGTATACAAAGGCGACTATCATATTGACCGCGCCATCTTGGAAAAATTCAATATTGAACTCGTTGAATGCCTGGATTATATTTTATTCAAGGAAAAGACTCACATGAAACGCGGGAGTGGAATAAAATTAATCCCCGAAAAACTATTGAAACACGAAATGTGTAGAAGCATGGTGATCCAAGAGGAAATCAGAAAAATATTCCGACAGCATTTTACATGCGCTGAAATAAAGGAACCAAAAAAAGAGAACTGAAAAAAAGGCACCGTTCACGGGTTTTGAAAACAATGTAAAATCATGAAAAATATATAAATATAAATGTATAATATATACTAATAGTAATGAGTAACGAATTTGATACAAATGTGGATAATTATACTCTTGCCGAATTATTAACTATATTGTCTTTAGATACTCCGACTCCGGATCGTGAAACTGTTACAGAAACATGCGATAAATTTATTTTGAAATTTCAAAGAGAAAATAATAATAAATTGGTTCTTTTTTTTCAAGATATTAAACAAGCGCTTCTTGAATACGTGGATGAATTGGAAAATTCAAATGAGCCAGTAACTTATGCTCCAACTACGAAACAAACAGATCTTTGGTGGGAAAACCAACAAGTGTTGCCTCAAACTGACCCGGTACAAAAAGAGAAAATAACAGAACGCGGAACAAACGGTGAAATATATAATAACATACATGTGCCAATGAATCATAAACAATTAGGTGTGGCAAATGTTAAAAATGTAGAAGTGGCACAAGATAAGTTAAACCCTACACTCACAAATGTAACAACCCGTATTATTAGTTTAGACAGTCAATATCGTCAAGTGTCTGGACCGAATGATTCCTCAACGGATTATACACTTGATTTGTCAGAACATTTGGTAAATGTGCTTTCTTTGAAACCATATTCTTTTCAAGTGCCATATACGTGGTATACGATTGATACCTCAAACGGAAATACCTGTTTTTGGATATCCTTTATGG